GAATGCGGGGGCTTCGTCTGCTTGTCAAAAAAAACGCTGTCAGTGTTTGTGTCGTTAAACCCTTGTGGGTGTTGGTTTTTGTGGCGTTCGCGTTGTGTCTTTACTTGCTGGCCGCGTCGAGCATTGCAGGGCTTACAACTTGCTACAAGGTTGTCCATGTTGTTGCTGCCACCTTCAATGATTGACAGCACGTGGTCTGCTTCGGTTGCGACGTTGACACCGCACCAATGGCACGGCGGGTTGTCTGCTAGTAGTCGAGCGCGGTTCTTTTTGAACTCTGTTTTGTTTCTTGTTTGGCTGTTTAGGTTTGTGGCCATGCTCACGCGCCTACGGCTTGTGCTAGCGCGGCGCTTGCGCGCCTTGCTGTTGGTGTTGGTTGGTTAGCCATTGTGTCGGGTCCAAGTCTGTTGTGTTTGTTTGTGTGTATGTTATTTCGTTGTGTGTGCTAAACGCTATGGGGAAACGTCTAGCACGTTGTAAAGCCTAATGTGATTAAGTCCCACCCACGGGGTTGCCCTAACCCGTACCCACTTACTTACGCCTGATTATGTTTACAGGCTGCCGCGCTATTGGCCCGGTCATTTCGTCTTGCATGATTACGGGCATAGCGCACTACCTACGTTGCCGTATGTTCCCAACTGCCGTGCAAATGGCTTAGGGCTTGGCCAGTCAATGCCGGCACCGCGTAAACGGTTATTTAACCTTGTTGGTAAAATTCAAAACTTGCAACTTGACCGGGGAACCTTTGCTTGTATTGGTTAAACGCCACTATTGCGTACTCTCTCGTGCGCCAATCGTCGCTATACAACGCGCACCCTAAATGTTCTGCTAATTCATGCACCATGTCGGCTAGTTCGTCTTGTTTGTTAGTGTCCATGTTTTACCTCACGCTGTGGCTAGAAAACGAATTATTACGGGCAACTGGTTAGGTCGCCACACTTGCACGATTGCACCCGATTGCTCGAGCCTGTCCAACCATGCGTTTTGTGTTTTGCGTACTACGCCTATGTCTGTTTTTAGTTCGGCGAAAACTAGCACACCCTTGGGGTTGACTAGCACAAGGTCAGGGAAACCGCTATCGCCTTGTATGTGTGTTGCCCATTTGCCGCGCTTGTTCATTGCCGGCAGGTCATGGTGTACAAACCAGCCGTAACGTTGCGCGATCTCAATAACCGCGTTTTTAAATTGGGCTTCAAGCATTGCCATTGGTTGTGTAATCCTTGTGTATTGTGCGCGCCCAAATGTCGTTAGACAAATGTTCGCTGGCCCAACGCAAATGTTGCACCACTTTGTCTTTGCCTAGGTAATCCACTTGCATTGTTTGTAGTTCCTCAATTAGGCGAACCATACGGGTTAGTAGGTCTACTTGTTGTGCTAAGTCCATTAGTCGCCCTTACTGCTAGGTAGTTTTTTCATTGCGTCAATTACCTGCGTGGCCTGATCGGGGCTAAGCACTTCAAGCGTTACTGAGTCGCTGTTAAGCGTTACCGCGATGTAGTCGTGCAACGCTGCTTCGTCAAACCCCGCGCCCTTTGCCAGCGACTTAATAAACAACAATTGCTTTTGGCTTGCAATTCGACTATGGCTTACCGCTGGTTTCGGTGCTGGCTGGGTGTTGTCCTGTCGCGCTTCAACCTCGTTACGGCTGGCAATAGCCTTAGACACACCAAAACCCATGTAACCCAACGCACGGCCTAACGCGCTTGTCATACCAACCATGAATTCGCTGTTTTTTGTGTATGGGGTTTTGCCGGGGTACGGTTCGGCAGCTGTAGCAATGCTTGGTATTGGGTCGGTTTCGTCGCGCCAAACGGTGACGGTGCAACGGTAAAACGTTGAGCCGTCGGGCATGGTTACCACTTCCGCGCTGGTTTCTTGAATACGCAAATTAGGGTGCTTTTTTAGGGCTTCTGCTAAACGTGTTGGTACGTCTACGTAGTTGTCAATATTAAAAGCCATTAGCGCCAATCCTTTTTGCATGTGCCCGGGTGAAAATACAAAACATGGTTGCGCGTTTTACTTGCTTGGTAGGCGTAGGTCATTACGCCACATTTCCTGCATGGTCTCATTGTCGGGGTCTCTTTCATGTCGGGTTAAATTGCTGCGGGCAAAGTAGCCATTGGGTGTAACAAACTTTGCGGCGTCATAAAGCACGGTGCTGGCATGTTCGCGGCCCAACGTGTCGGGTGCCATGTTTCGTACAATGTTTGCCAACCGCGCAAATTTATTACGCGCTCTACCGGGTCAAGTGTGGCTAAAACGTAGATCGCTGGTTTGTCGCTTTCGTGTGTAAGCAAGCAACCGTTGTCGCGCAACGTGCTTCGAACCTCATAACCGCCAACGTCGTGTGCTTGTTTGTCGTAATACGTGTGGCCCCATGCAATGCGCAAATGTTTGGCTAATGCCATTTCACCTATGCAACCAATTTTGTGTGCTTTTAGCGCGTCGGGTGGTTTTATGCCGTAATTGTGTTTTGCGCCTGTTTGGTCTGCCCAATCTAAACGCAATTGCGCTACCGCGTAGGCGTAGTTAATTTCGTTGTCGGTTAAACGTATTTGCACCACGGTTAGCCGCCTAACGCTTCGATTGCCTCGCTAACGGTTTGCCAGCCTGTTGCGTCGCCGCTTAGGTCTAGGTCAGTTGCAACGCGCTTTAGTCGGGCTATTAGGTCTGCGTGTTTTGGTTTGTACGGTATGTGTGCTGGTCTGCAAATTTCGTCTATGAGATCAAACACGGCCATTTGGTGCTTAATCATTGCGTTTTGTGTCGGGTCTAACATGCGTCGGGTTTCCTCGCTTATGGTGTTGTCGGGGTAGGGCTGTTCTTGCATTAGTTTGCTGTTTTCCATGGTAGCCAACCGCTGTTGTTCCAAATGGCAACCATGGCACGGGTGTTTGTTATTGCGTTAAATAGTTCGTTGCAGCTGGTCAAAATGCCTTGTGCTTGCAACCAGCCGGTAGGCCAATATGTCGAGGGCTTGCACCAAAAGTAGTTAATTTGGTAAATGCCAGCGCTGCCGCCCATGGTGTCCATGGCGTTAAACGCGTCGCTTGTGCAACGGCTTTCGCGTACAGCGACTTTTAAGGCTGTTTCTAGTTCGCTTGGCGGTAATCCTGACGCTAAGGCTAAAGTCGCAACCTGCGAGCATGTAGTGACCAATGCGGGCAACGTGGTGGTTGTAGTCGTAGTGGACGGTAAAAACGCTGGTACAACCTGTGGGGTTGGCTCGGGGGCCTGTGCATTACTAAAGCCCAATGCCACCGAAAGCACTAAAACTAGGGCAATTATGCCTGTGGTTATCTTGTGGTTAAGTAGCAAGTTCATTTGTTGCGGCTTTCCATTTGGTAGGGATTACCCCACGTGCCCGACGCTGGGCTTTTAAATGCCATTTGCACGTGTAGGCAATCAAAGGTTTTAGGGTCTCTGAATAGTTGCACCATAACTTGCTGCCCTGTTTCAAGGGTGGTTATGTAGCACTCGTAAATAAAGGTTTGTGGCTCGGTCATAAATTGGGCTTTCCGTCGGTACGAAAACCCTAGCGAACCATTGTTACGCGGTTGTGGATACCCCGAACGTGGCTTCAAATATGGCTTTTACGGCTTCGGGGTTGTCTGCCATGGCGGGCGACAATTCGACGTGCCACCAGTCCCCCCCGGGTGCGCCTGACACGGTTTTTGTTTCGTACACTTTCCATGCTTGGCGATCGCAACGCCATGACGCGCCCCAAGGTTTGCTGAAATAGTCAATAACCATTTGTACGCCGAAAGCGTTTGCGTTGGCTAGCACTTTGTCAATGAAAGCCTTAGACACGGCGCGGCCTTCTTTAATGCCTTTGGTGTCCATTTTGCGGTAGGACAAGTCCATAGCGCGCCCTGTTGCGTGTACTGACAATGTTCCGGGCTTAGAACGAACGTCGCGTTGGCCGTAGGTGCCGTTATTCCATAACGCACCGTTTGAATACTTGGCGGCTTGGCGTACCCATTCCTCGGTGCCAGCACGTTTACCAGCTGCGGGGCCGTCGCTGTTGCCTATGTAATCTCGAGCGCCTGCAACACCGGGTTTGGCTTTAGCGATCATTATTCGGCGGGTGTTCCGGGCTTGCTTTTTAGACCGTTAGACGCAACCAGTCCGCTAAGTGTGCCAGTAAGAAACACAAGCAAAGTACTAAGCAAGTCAATTAGCTGCGCGTCAGTTGGTGCTTGTTCGGTCGGCTGATCTACAAACAAAATACCGTAAATAAACGCCATGACAGTAAACGTAAAACACAAAGCCATTAAGCGGCCTACAAATACAATTAGTGAAGCGTGATGTTGTTCAGGTGTTTTATTCACAACTGGCCTTTGTAAAACATTGGTACTCGATATTCGTTTTAGAAACGGTGCAACCACTACAACCCCAAACTACGACGGCAATTAAAAGCGCGTACCCAATCATGTAACGCCATTTCATTACGCCTCGGGGCGTGTCGGAAATACTATTTTTTTAGGGTCTTTGTTGCTTGCTGGTAGGTCGCGCAATGCTTGGCGGTAGTTTGCCCAACTGGTTTTGTTGGCGGTGCTATCTGTTAGTTGTGTCCAATCGCAAGCGGCAAGTTCACGGTTACGCCATAAACGAATACGTTCAAAAAAATATTCGTTTGGTATTTCGTCAACATTTTCGTGTGACGCAACTAAATCTAAATAGTTCATTATGCGGCCTCGTAACAAATAGTGAAAAACATTTGATCTGTTGACGCAAAAGTCATTGGGACTGTAGGGCCAACAACGCTTACGGTTTGTGTTGAATTGCGAAAAGCGTTCAACCTGAAAACTGAACCGCTATTGACAGTTGAGGCAATTACTTCAAACATGTCGCTTGAACTGCTGTCAAAAATAAAACCGCTACACAGAATGGCGCTAAAGTTGTTTAGGTTTTTTGCTGCAACTGGAAAATCAAAACGGTAATCGCCGGTGCCGTAAGTAGTTGTTGAACCAGAAACAAAAGCAAATCGTGCAAAAACCAATTTGTTTACTTGTGTGTATTCGCCGACAAATGTGCCGTTACCTAAAACGGGGTTTGTGGTTGTTGCAGTCCAAACAGGTGTAAAACTTGTCCATGCTTCGCCTATGCCGTTTAATTGCGCGGCGGTCAAAACCTGACCAGCGGTGAATGGGAATGGGTTAGCCATAGTGTCACTATCCTAATTCACCCAAGTACGTTGAGTGCGTCAATAATTCCAAATTGTGCGTTATCAAGTATCAGTTCGTACACAATTACCGTAGGGGTAGTAAATAGCCGTACCCGGTGGCCGTCTAGCGTTATTTCATGTTCTACACCCTCTACCCCTAATTCTTGGGCAAGTACGGTAGTTGTTTGACCAGTAGTAAAAGTTTTTTCTATGGTGATTGTGTCGTTAATGTCAACTATGGCCACGGTGTCCCGTTGCGCGGTTGTAAGCGCGCCTAAGACGGTTTCTACGCTGTTGTAGCGCGGTTCGGGGGTGCCGTTTAACAGGTAGGTTGACGCGTCGGCTAGTTCGCTGTCGTCTAACAGGCTGTTTGTAATGCTGTTTGTTTGCACAAAAAATGCAGCTTGGCTTGTTAGGTCGTTGGCTGTTGCGCTGCTGCCGCCTAGGTTTTCTATGTAAACACGGTTGGTTACGGCGTCGGCTTCAAAAGTAATACCGAGGTTGTCGTAGGGTATGGCGGTTCCGTCGTCGTGGAAGTCGGCTACTGACCCGCTAAGCGTTTGCGACACTCGAGGCGTAAAGGTCAGCACCCCGTCACGTGACATGAACAAGCGGCCAAATTCTGCGGTTTGGTTTATTTGGGTTAAATAATTTAAAGCGTTAGTTCCTGCAGGCACGGTGTAGGCGCTGTCGTGGCCAAGGTCTACGGTGCCTACGTTAATGTTGCGCGCTGCACCCGTTGGGTAGTCAACCTCAGGCAAGTCTAAAACGGTTGTAATTCGTTGCCCGGACGTTTGAACCGTAACGTTTAGTTCGTCCATATAGGTTTGACCTAATAGGTAGAAATCGTCTGAACAGTAAACGGTGACCGTGTCTAACCCGAATAGATCAAAATTATAATCGTAATTTACAACCCGTCCACGGAAAAGGTACTCGGGGTTATTGTTTGCGTCGTAACGCACAAAATAAACCTGTCGCAAAGGTGCTAAACCCGGCAAAGCGTCGGGCGTGTTGTAATACGGGCCAGTATCATCAAACGGGTTAAAAATGCCGTCGGTGTCAAATATGGTAAATGTCATGGTGCCAGCGACAAACTGATCGCCTTGGTCGCGTCTGCCGCGTCGAATACTTACTTGCGTGGTGCTGTTCGTTACGTTGGCGTAATCGTCGGTGCCGTCAAGTACAAAAGTTGTATTATCTAACACGCCTTTTAAATAGTCGTCTAAAACAAAAGCGTTTACGTTGAAACCCGTGTCAATAAAAAGGCTGTAGTTTCCCGCTTGGGTTATGGTGCTGCCGGGCATTATCTAAAACCTGCTATTGGTATGTCTAATGGGCCGTTTTGGCGGGCTAGTGCACGTAAACCGTCTTGTGTGACGCGCCCAATTTCGGCGCTGGTTGCCATGCCGCCGGTGACGTTAACCGTAAAGTTTTGGGTTACGCCGCGCATGGCTTTATGTTCCTCTAGGCTTTGTATTTGTGCGGCGGTTGGTGCCGGGGTAGCAATCGTTTGCCCTGCAGTTATTTGCGTAAACGCAACTTCGGTTTGGGCTTGACCTAACAAACTTTCAAGGCGCTTAGTTGTTAGTTTCGGGTTTTTTAGTATCTTTTCATACTTGGCTAAAACGCTTTCTAAGCCTGCAACCAGCGCTTGACCTTGGTCTACGCCCGCTTGGTAAAAACGGCCTGCGGTATCAAGCCCTAGTTTGTCTGCTACGCCCTGAACGGTTGCTACCAATTCGTTTACACCGCCCGGGCCTGTAATGGCTTCCTGACCGCCTGCAACTAGTTCGGCTGCAATTGCAGCGCCCGCTTCGGCGCCAGCGTTTAAAACGGCTTGTAACGCGTTTTCGCTAAGGTCGCGCTGTAACAACAATTCAATGTTTCGGCCATATTCTCGAACGCCTGCTACCTGATCGCGCAAACCTTCCAAAAACCCAGCGCCTGTTTCATCGCCTGCTTCTTTCGCACGGGCAAAATTAAATCCTTCGCTAATGCTGTCGGCTACAGATTTGCCAAAATCGGCAAAGGCTTCTTGCGCGTCGGTTAACTGGTCTTTAGCGTCCTCAAGGGCGTCGGTTAGTTTGTCGCTAATGACGTCGTAAAGTTCGTTAATTGCTTTTGACGCGCCACCTGTTTTTACTTCGGTATCTTTAAGGCTTTTGTTAAATTCGTGTGCGGCGTCTACGCCTCGAATGTGTGCAGCTGTAGATCGCTTTAGGTTTTCGTTGTAGGCGCCCGTTGCCTTTTCGGCTTCAACGGTATTGGAAACAAGGCCTATTAACTGGTAAGCAAAAACGGCAATACGGCTAGACGCTTTAAAGGCTTCGGTTGCGATTGTGCCTAATCCTTCGCCAATAATGCCAAACGCCCGCGGGTTACGACGTACCCAATCGCTAATGTTTAATAACGATTGCGTAAAGTCTTCCATTAGAGGCAACAACTTTTGGCCTAGTTGCGCTTGTATGTTTGCAAACTCGGCGCTTAACGTACGTTGGCTATTTGCCAGTCCGTCGCTGGTTCGTAAAAAGTCGCCTTGGGCGTCGGTTGTCTGTTTGTAAATAGCGGCTTGCGCGGCCAAAATCTTTTGTTGTGCAGTAAGCGCGCCTTTGCCGTCGTAAATGCCAAGGTTTAACGCCTCTTGTTTTAACGTCGCGTCATTGAGCAAAACACCAAAACGACGCAAAGGTTCGGCTTCGCCACGCAACGCGGCACCAATAGCCTGTACGGCCTCCTCGGGGCTTGTGTTGTTGAACGACGCTAGATCGGTTGCAAGGGCCGTAAAGTCATTGCTAAATGTGGCTAAGTCTTGACCACCTAAACCCGCTGCTTTACCAAACGTGCCAAACGCCCCGGCAGCGTCCAAAACCGATTGCTTCGACTGGCCAAGGTTACGGGCCGCGCTTGCTGCAAACTTTTCTACCTCACCCGCACCCTTGCCAAAAATGACGTTTACTTTTGACATGCTTTCTTGCAGGTTTGACGCCGCGGTAATTGCTGGGCCAATAACGCTTTTTACAGTTGCAAACGCAATAGACAAACCACCAGCTGCGCCCGCAACGGCTTGCGCGCTAGTACCAAACTTTTTTAGTTGTTTGTCGGCAGCCTGAATACCAGTATTAACAAACGACGTAATAATCGGTATGTTAATTGCCATTATTTAACCCTCTGCTTTAGTTGCGTGTTCGTGCGTTTTTCAACGTCGGCTATAACCGATTGTATGTCTTGTTGCACAGCGTCACGGTTCTTAGTTACTGCCTTGTCAATTACACGCGGTTGGTTGCCTTCCTCTTTTGTAAGGTTGGCGACAAACAAGCTGCTGACGTTTCGCCCGGCATGGTCATAGATCACGCCCGCTGGGTCTGTTGATTGCACCACCATAAGCCGGTAAGGTTTGGCACCAAAAACCACCTGTTCGGTGTAACCGCCGCGGTTAAAATCTACGTAGCGTTCACGGCTAGGGCGTACACCTACTTTAATTTTGTAACCCTTTTGTACTTGATCGGTGCGCCAACTGGTTTCACGGCCTCGCACTAAGTTGCCTCGAACCATGCCTGAAAGCGGGGCGCCGTTGCCTTTGCTGTTGTCGTAATGGGCAACCATGCTGCGGGCTTCGCTAAGGATTATTTCACCGCTTCGCTTAATGCGGGTAGTGATCTTGCGACGGTAGGACGGGTCTATTTTGTTCAATAGCGCCAAGGTTTCTTGAATACCTTTTACCTGTAAAATTGGTTGCGCCATGGGGTTACCTTTTGTTTCTGTCCCCCAAAACTTTAGCCACCGTTGCTAAGTCTTGCGCGTCAAATATTTGCGAATACCAATGCGGCGCCCACCCTGTTGCAACTAACAGTTCGGCTAGTTGCCGGCGGTAGGTGCCGCTTGGGTAGGGTTTGGGGCCTCTTGTGCGGTTACCTCGATGTTGGTTACCTGCTGGCAGTATTTGTCAAATTCTGCTGGCACAATAATTTTGTTTTGTTTGCTTGCTTCCCAAGCCAAAAACAGCAAGTCCTCAACACCAATACCGTTTGCCATGTCAGCTGCTTTTCGTTTAAAACGACGTTCCCATAACACAATGGTAAAAAGGTTTGTACTTACTTGGTACGTGCCTTCGTGGTTGGTTACTTCAAGGGTTAATTGCATGTGTGCCTTCTTTCGTGTCGGGCCGATTGTTCGGCGCTAATTATGCAACGCTGTACTGGCCGCCGACAAACGTGATGTCCACGGTGCTAAGTTCCCCGAGGGCCGCGTTTACGACAGGCATTTCAAGCAATGCGCAATTTGTCAACGTGAAAAGTTCACCTGCAGCGTCGACTACAACGGTAATGTCGTCGTTGCCAACAAGTGCGGCCAACGTTGCGTAGGTCTCGGTTGCTGCGTAGGACTGGTAAAGGGTAAGGGTAACTTCGTGGTTGCCCAATCCTGCTTGGTACTGGCGCGACGTCTGACCGAAAGTTGTGTATTCCAACTGGTCAAAACGGTGCGTAAAAACAGCTGCGGTGCATTGGTCGGTTAGGGAAACGCTGTTTACCGAAACGCCCGGTGTTGCTAAGTAGGTGCTAGTTGCCATAATGTTTAACTCTCTTTCGTTGCTTTCTTATTTTTAGCACCTTTTTTTGGTGCGGGTGTGGATACTTCGTCGGGTTGCTGGTCGTTTACTTCGGCAATAAAACCGCCCCACAATAACGCGGCAATGTTAATGCCCGGCTTTGGTTTGTACTCTGTGCCAACCTCACCTAGTCGAGCGCTTTTAATGATGTAGTACATGTAACCGCCTTATGCCGTTTGGGCTTGCATTTCAATAGTGAGATCATAGGCGGCTAATTCGCTACCGCCGATTATGGCAATGGTTGGGCGTCCGCTGGTTACCGCTACGTTTTTGCCTAACACTTTGGCGGCCATGTTCATTAGCGAACGTTGCGCGTCAAGGTTGCCCGGGCCAAGGGTAATTAGGCGCACGGGAAATGTAATTTTTACAATGTTGTAGTTAAACGCTTCAAACGATGGGGCGTCAATAAAAGCGCATGGGGGCACAATGTTGCGCGGGTCGTTGACCACTTGCAAGCCTGTGACGGTCTGTAACGTGGCTGTAAGGTCGTCTAAGGCCTCGTTAAATAGGTCGGTGTATGCAACAGGCATTAAAACACCGCGGGCCTGTCAATGCCCAACAATTGTTTAATCATCGGGCTAAGGCCCATAGACCCGCCAGCTGCTAAACCGTCAAACCCTGCAAAGTCGGTTACTGCACCGCGCTGACGGTACAAAAACCCTGCATAAGCAACGGTGCCCAAAGTTACCGACGCGTTAGGTGACGTTGTAAGGCTGTCTTTGTAGCCTGCTTCGAGCCTTCGGCGGTAGCAAAATTCGTTGGCAGCCAAACGGCATTGAGTAATAAACGTTTGATCGGCTGCTGTTGCCGTACCAATGCCTAACCAATCCTCAATTTGACTATCGGCCGTTATCCATGTGCAAGTAGGTGTTGTTGTAAGGGTGCCAGTAGCCGGGCTAATAATGACATTGGCTGCGGTTTTAGCAAACAACACTTGGTTTTGAATTGGTTGTTCGGGGTCATACAAAAAGAACCCGTATTCGTCAACGCCAATAAACCTAAACGGTGGTAGCGCGTGGACTGTGTAAGAACCGTTAAAGGTTGCGTCGACACCCGCAAGGGTAAAAGACTGACCAACCTCTAACGGGTCTGCGTTTGTAAGTAGTACGACAACCGCGTAGTTGTCAACTATGTACTTTTGTGTGACCGAATAAGCGGCCATAATGGCCTACCTTTCGGGTGTTAAGCGTTAACCAGTTTTACAAACTTGGTTGCGTCTGCCATGAACGCGGCTGCGTAGCCACGGAAAGCAATCGTGCGGCCAAGTGTGCTTGGTACGTCAATTGAAATTGCACCCTTTTGCTGTTCGTAGAATTCGAAGCCTGCTGCTGGGCCTGCTGCGTGTCCTACAACACCGCTAATGGTTCCTGTGGTGGTGCCACCTGCCATGTTTTTGTCAACTACCAAAACAAGGCCCAATGGGTTGCCGTTCCATGATGTTGCGGACGACGTTCCCAATGCGTTTTGACCAATAAGGTTTGGTGCGCCAGTAAACGGAAACACAGGGGCGCCCGTTGTCGTGGTAAGCATGCCCAATTTCGCCCATGTCACAGGACTTACGAAATAATGGGTTGGCAAGTAGTTGCTGGTGTTTGAAATTTGGTATGCGGCACCGTAGATCGCGGCAAGCCATGCTTCCGGGTCGGTGATATCTGCAACTGTTTCGGTTTGTGTTACACCGCTAACCATGGTGTCAACTGCGTAGTTGTCCGTGGCCTGTCCGTAGGCGATGGCCAACTGGTTAATGACGATGTTGAGCGAATTTGGGTCTGACCAGTCGAGGTCTTGTTCCGACAACGTGACGTAGGTTCCAAAAGTTAACTTTGAAATGTCGTTGTTTGTAACGGTGACGGTTGATGGGTCAAGCGCTGTCAACTGGCCTGTTGGCTGCTGGGTTACTACTGGGCGTGTCCCAATTTTTGGACGACGGAAAGTAGCGCCACTCTGTGGCATTGCGCGCGTACCAATTGCCGACACGAAAGGCCTCACAGGGTTTAGCGAGTCGTAGACACTGCCGGTGATGATTTCTGGCAAAATTCCCGGCGTCGAGTCGGTGTTGATATCTGGCGCAACGCCCGGTGCAGCTTGCACCATTGCGCTGTTGATGTTTGCGTTTAGTTGTGCAAAGTCTGCACCACCGCGCACAAATGAAGCGATGTATTCGCTAGGTGATGGCAAGCGCAACTTGCGGGCCTGTGCGTAAATCGGCTGCACGGCTGACGCTTCAATTACTGCTGGTGCTTCAATTTCGTTTGACATTTCGGTTACTTCCTTTTCTTGGTCTTGTTCTTTATTTAACTCTACTTCGGGTTCGTTTTGGTGGATACTGGCAGCGACGCGTTCTACCTTGGCCGCTTCAAATGCGCCATAGGGCAAAAGCGACAATTCCTGCCAATTCGCTTTGCTAACGATCATGGTTCCGGCTTCGTCAAAACTAAATTCGACTGGTTCCACGCCTACTGAAAGGCTGTCTAAAACGCCGTCCATTGCTAGTTGCAAACTTTCGTTGCCTAAAACGGTTTCACTAATTTTGGCCTCAAACATGACAAAGTTTCCAACTTCGGTGCGTTCGTTGACTATGCCGATTGGCTGGGTGCTGTCATGGTAAAGGTACATTTTTGGCTTTTTACCTTCAAGCGGTAGCGAGCCGGGCAAAAACCTAACCATTTGGCCGTCGGAAACTACGGCGTCAACGTTGTATTCGAGTGCGACGCCAGCAAGGGTGCGACGTGGCAGCGCGTCACCTTTTGCGGCGTCTAAATTTAATTCTTGTGGGGTCAACCTAAGCATTTGCTTGCCTCATTTCCTCGGGCGTTTCTTCAACGTAAACCTCGGTGTTGTATTCGTTTGCTAAATAACTTTCAATGTCAAACATAACACCGGTGCCACGCGGTAGTACGTTATCCGCGCTAAGTGTTTCTTGTATGCAATCTATGTACGGTTTTACGCCGAACGTGTAAAGATCGCGCGACGCTTCCGACGATGAAACGTAACTGTAATTTCCAATGCTCACGGAAACGAGGTACGCGGGGACATTGGCCAAACGAGCGATCTCTTTACTTTGGTACTCTGCTGCGTCAATCAAAAGCATTTTGTCGGGTGTTGCGGTGTTTGGTATTACCTCTACAAATTCGTTCACAGCACAGGTGGCTGAATTCAATCTTGCGTGATCATAGGCCGCGGCCATGTCCGATAATTCTTGGGCCGACATGGGCTCGCCGCCAACCTGCCGCAAAGTCGTGGCTGGCATTGTTGAAAGGCTGTTGCGATTGCGGGCCTGTTCCAACTTAAGCGCGGTGTTAATTGACGTATAACCGGTGTAAATCAAACCTTGTACCGGTGACATAAATTGGATTACGTCTTTGTAGTCAATTGGTAAACCGTTAAACAAAATTTGTTTTGATGGGCCGAACCTGACCGATGACTGCTGATCTTGCAGGGTAATCATTGCAGCTGGTAGACGCGTAAAATTCATTGGGTAGCCGTCAGCGCTACGTTCAGTAACAAACCAGTAGGCCGAACCGTAAAACAGCAAGTCGTCAAAAGTCCACGAAAGTATAAAGTTATTTGTTACGCCTTTGTCAATGCGACGCAACCAACTACGCGGCGCCTCGGGTACGCGTTCCATTTCGTCGCCGTTCCACATTTCTTTGTACATGACCAACGGCAAACAACCAATAACGCTTGCCATGAGATCGCGCGCACGGCTTAACGTTGGTACTTGCATAAATCGGGCGCGTTGATCGCCCTCAACATAGGCATAAAAGTTATTTATTTGCGACGCGCCAGCATTGCCACCGGCGGCGGCTTTAACGGTTTTTGCTGGTTCGGGTTTGTTGGTAAAAATGCCCATGTTTTTATTGTGTCACAATCTGCTGGGTTTTGGTGGCACTAGCCAGCGCCGACAATCCCCGACGGAAAGCGAGCCAACTAGTGCCGTTTCAT